AAGCTCAGGCAATGGGAGAGATATTCCCTGCTCAAGGACCAGTTAGAACTAAGACTGTTGGAAAAATATCAAGAGAAAAGACAGAACAGGCAAAGCGTGTTGAAGATGAAATGAATTATCTCTTAACAGAAGAGATGACAGAATATCGTGACGAGACAGAGCAGATGCTCTTCAAGCTTCCTCTTGCAGGGTCAGCATTCAAAAAAGTCTATTATGATCCTCTCTTAGAAAGACCCTGTGCAATGTTTGTCCCTGCGGAGGATTTTGTGGTTTCCTATGGCGCTTCAGATTTAATGACTTGTGAAAGGTATACTCATGTCATGAAGAAGACACAGAACGAAGTCTTAAAACTACAGAATAATGGATTCTATCGTGATACTGATCTACCAGAACCAGAGCCAGAGTATTCTGACATACAAGAAAAATATGATGACCTTGATGGTGAGTCAGCAACATTAGAAGATGATGACAGACACACTCTTTTGGAAATGCACACAGACATAGAATTACCAGAACCTTTCCAAGAAGAAGACGGCATAGCAAGACCTTATGTTGTTACGATAGAAAAGTCATCTAGAACTATATTATCAATTAGGAGAAACTTTTATGAAGATGACGAGAAGAAAAAGAAAAGGCAATTTTTCGTTCATTACAAATATCTTCCGGGGCTTGGCTTCTATGGCACGGGCCTCATACACCTCATTGGCGGACTTGCTAAAAGCGCTACAAGTATTCTTCGTCAACTTATTGATGCTGGTACTTTATCTAATTTACCGGCTGGTCTTAAAGCTAGGGGTCTTCGCATCAAAGGGGATGATTCGCCTCTCATGCCGGGTGAGTTCCGTGACGTTGACGTACCGGGTGGTGCAATTCGTGACGCTATTACTTTCATTCCTTACAAGGAGCCGAGTTCCGTCTTGTACCAATTACTCCAAAATATCGTTGACGAGGGGAGAAGGATTGGCTCCGTTGCAGATATACAAGTTGGAGACATCAACGCGCAAGCGCCAGTAGGAACAACACTTGCTCTTATGGAGCGTTCTATGAAAGTTATGTCTGGTGTTCAGGCCCGCCTTCATGCCGCGCTAAAGAAAGAGCTTAGGTTGTTAAGTTTTGTTGTAAGAGATTTTATGGGTCCAGAATACGCCTATGAGATGGAAGGTGATTTTTCTAGGCTAAAAGATTTTGACGACAGGGTTGATGTAATACCTGTGTCTGATCCAAATGCTGCAACTATGTCTCAGCGTATTATGCAATACCAAAGTGCATTGCAGTTAGCGCAACAAGCGCCACAGCTTTATGATATGGGAAAGTTGCACAGACAGATGCTAGAGGTTTTAGGGATAGATCAGGCAAAAGAAATAATAAAACTTCCTGATGAGATAAAGCCTGCTGATCCAGTAACAGAAAATATGGCAATGTTAAAACAAGAGCCAGTGAAAGCATTTAAATATCAAGATCATGAGGCGCATATACAGGTGCATATGGCAGCAATGGAAGACCCAAAGCTTAGAGAGATTGTAGGACAGTCACCATTTGCCTCTGCTATACAGGCGGCCATGACTGCGCATGTAACTGAACATGTTGCGTTTCAGTACAGAAAAGAAATAGAAGAGAGGCTTGGTGTTCCAATGCCAGATGAAGAGAAGCCTTTGCCAGAAGATGTGGAAGAAGAGCTTTCTAGAGTTACTGCTGAAGCTGCATCAAAGTTATTGCAAAAGAATACAAAGGAAGCACAAGAGCAAGAACAAAAGAAACAAGAGCAAGATCCTCTAACTCAAATTCAAAGAAAAGAGCTTGAGATAAAGGAAACAGAGCTACAGCATAAGATGGCAATGGATAAAGCGAAGCTTGAGTTAGAGAAAATGAAAGCTGAAACAAGTGAAGATGTTCAGATGGAAAGAATTAAATCTGAAAACAAAAGAGAAGGTGCGAGACTTGCTGTAGATATGGCAAAAGAAAAAAATAAAATGACTAAAGAAGGCGTTGAACTAGCAATGGATGTGGCAGAAAAGATGAGTGATAATGCGTAACGAGACGATTTACACACCTATTTTAAAAAAAATTAAAGAAGAAAAAGAAGCTGTAACCATTCATATGGCAAACGGAAGGCCAAAAAATTTTGAAGAATATCAAAGACTTGTGGGAAGAATTGAAGGATTAAATTTTCTTGAAGATGAAATTTTAGGTCTTGAGAAAAAATTTATTGAAGATTAGGGGGTTACAAAATGTCAAGTGGGGTGTATAGTTAAAATTAGGCTAGTATGTCTAGCCCGGGAATAACCCCGCATGGTAACGGTGAGCCATAATCACTGCAAAGAAGGAACAGGGATGTACTCTGCACAAAAAGTAAATTACGAGGAAGAGTTTAAACTTAAACTACCTCGCCCCAAAGGATATAAGCTGTTAATTGCTATTCCAAAGGTCGAAGAAAAAACAGACGCTGGTGTATATATGCCAGACACATTAACGAAAATGGAACAAACTGCATCAATAGTCGGTCTCGTTTTAGAGATGGGAGAAGATGCTTATGCTGATGAACAGAAGTTTCCGCATGGAGCTTATTGTAAAAAAGGCGATTTTGTTATCTTTAGGTCTTATTCTGGAACAAGATTTAAAGTAAAGAATGAGGAGTTTCGTTTAATTAATGATGACACTGTTGAGGCAGTTGTTGATGACCCAAGAGGATTTGTAAGAGCATGAATGAAAACACAGCACAAAAATTAGAAAATGAAGTTAGCGAAGAGCAACTTGATTTAGAGGTGGAGGTTATAGATGATACTCCAGATGAAGACAAAAATAAAACAAGGAACGAAAGTGCTCCAAAGGATAATATTCCAGAAGATGAGGAAATTAAAAATTATTCTGAAGATGTACAAAAGAGAATTAAGAAACTTAAATATGAGTTTCATGAAGAAAGAAGAGCTAAAGAAGCGGCTGAAAGAACTCAAGAAGAAGCTGTTAACAGGCTTGAAAAAATTCTTCAAGAAAACAAAAAGTTAAGAAAAACCCTTGACGATGGAGAGGGTGTCTTGGTTGAGCAGGCCAAGAAAAGAGTGGGCGCAGAAATAGAAGCCGCAAAGAAAGAATATAAAGAGGCATATGAATCCGGAGATTCAGACAAGATACTAGCTGCACAGGAGAAGTTGAACAGAGCGCAGAACGAGCAGTTTAAGGTTGAGTCTTATAGAGCTCCGGCACGGGAGGCTGAAACAGAAGTTTCCCCTTCTTCTAAAGAAAGTAAGCCTCCTGTACAAAAAAGACCTGAACCAACCACAGCTGATAAGTCATGGTTGGCAGATAATGATGAATGGTTTAATAAACCCGGATACGAAGAAATGACTGGGTTTGCTTATGGAATACATGAAAAACTTGTTAAGGCTAAGATAAATCCTACATTAGAGCCTGATGAGTATTATAAAAGAGTTGATGAAGGATTGCGAAAAGCATTTCCTGATTATTTTAACAAGCAGAACGTGGAAGAAAAAGAGGTTGATGCATCGCCACGAGCTGCTGGTACCGTGGTTGCCCCGGTTGACCGAAGTGCAAAAAAATCACGCAAAGTGCAATTAACCTCTACCCAAATCAGACTCGCAAACCGACTTGGGCTTACCCCTGAACAATATGCGCAACAATTATTGAAGGAATCAACAAATGGCTGATAATGTATTTGACAGAGAATCTAGAGAAACACAGACTAGAGAAGCAGAGAAAAGAAAAGTAACATGGCAAAAGCCATCTGCTTTACCTGACCCAGCACCCCAAGAAGGAGTTGAGTATCGTTGGATAAGAACATCTTCACTTGGTCAGAGTGACATGACTAATGTTTCATCTAAGTTTCGTGAAGGATGGGAGCCAGTTAAAATTGAAGATCATCCAGAACTTAAGATACTGCCTGATGTCGATTCAAAATTCAAAGGTAATGTAGAGGTTGGAGGATTGTTACTTTGCAAAAACTCCAAAGAAAACATGGGCGCCAGAAGAGATTATCAGAAAGAGCAGGCAGATTCACAGATGGCTGCTGTAGATAATAATTTCCTAAAGGAGTCCGATCCACGTATGCCCGTTCTCAAACCAGAGAAGAGCACACGCACTTCGTAATGTAATTTTAATTTTAAGGAGACAATTATGTCAGCAACAGCAGCTCCTTTTGGATTAAGACCAGTAGGTAATCTTGGTGGAACTTACAACGGTTCGTTTCGTCAATATCCTATATTGAGTACTTATACAACAAGGATATGCTTCGGGGATATCGTCAAGTTAGTCGATGCCGGAAGCACAACTACTATTGAGAAAGATGCTGGAACATCAGCAGCAACACCAATAGGAATATTTTTAGGGTGCAGATTTATAGACGTCAGCACTAAACAATTAACATTTAGCCAGCAGTGGTCTGGAGCAGCTCATACAGAAGGAATGGCTTATGTATGTGATGATCCAAACGTATTGTTTGAAATTCAAGCAGACGGAACTGTAAATGATGACGACATTGGAGCAAACGTTGAGTTAGAGCAAAATGCTTCAAGTGCGACATTTGGTTTATCAAGAGTGGCATTAGACATCAGCACAGCCGCCAATACAGCATCTTTACCAGTGCGTATAGTTGACTTTAAAGGTGGATTTGATGGTGATGAAAAGGGTACAGCTTTCCCAATAATGATTTGTAAGTTTAACACAGGTCATCAGATGGGTGTTGGTGTTGTATCTGGTAACGCCCCATCATCAGCTTAATAAGGAGGATTAGATAATGGCGATTTCAAGAGCTCAACTCCTTAAAGAGTTGTTACCGGGTTTAAACGCATTGTTTGGCTTGGAATATGAAAAGTATGAAGACGAACATACTCAGGTATATGAAGTAGAAAATTCAGAGCGTAGCTTTGAAGAAGAAGTGAAGTTATCTGGCTTTGGCGCAGCTCCTGTAAAGCAGGAAGGTGCATCAATTGAATATGATACTGCACAAGAGTCTTTTACTTCAAGGTATAACCATGAAACAGTTGCTATGGGCTTCTCAATAACAGAAGAGGCAATGGAAGATAATCTTTATGATTCATTGTCAGCTCGTTATACAAAAGCACTAGCAAGAGCAATGGCTTATACTAAGCAGACAAAGGCTGCTTCATTACTCAACACAGGCTTTGATACATTTCAAAGTGGTGACGGAGTAACATTGTTTAACGCCTCTCACCCAACAGTGGCAGGTGGAACAAATGGAAACAGACCTTCAACAAATGCTGATTTAAATGAAACTTCACTTGAGCAAGCAGTGATTGATATAGCAGCTTACAAAGATGAAAGAGGCTTATTAATTGCAGCAAGACCAAGAAAGTTGATTGTGCCACCATCATTAATGTTTGTGGCTACAAGAATTTTACAATCAGATTTAAGAGTTGGAACTGCTGATAATGATACAAATGCATTAAGAAGTAACGGTTCAATCCCAGAGGGATTTGCTGTTAATCACTACCTAACAGATACTGATGCATTTTTCTTAACAACAGATATTCCAAACGGATTGAAGATGTTTGTAAGAACACCAATGTCTACATCAATGGATGGAGATTTCAACACAGGTAATGTAAGATACAAAGCCCGTGAGAGATATTCATTTGGTGTATCAGACCCTCTAGGTATCTACGGATCACCGGGAGCTTAAACTATAAGGGGGCTTTGCCCCCTTTTTAACCTTGACTGCGTAAGCAGACATTTGCCAAGACAAGGAGATTTACATGGCTAATACTACTTTCTCAGGAGCAGTACGCTCTAAAAATGGGTTTAAATCTATTACAGAAAATGCAACAACAGGTGCATTAGTAAGTGACATGACCCTTTCCACATATACAGCTAATATAACTATTGCCGCATCAGGCACAGCTTTCAAAGAATCATCTATAGGAATACCAAGTAACTTTATACCTATGGGTGTGGCTATCACAGTAACTTCAGCAACAACAAACAATGTTAATATAAATGACATTGGTACAGATGCAGATACTGATGGATTTGTTGATGGTATTTCAGCAGGACTAAACAGCACAGGATTTAAGGGATTCTTTCCATGTAATGGTGTTTTAGGAATGTCTGGAGGAACTACAACGGCAGCAACAGAAACAGCAGACGAAGTTGAGATGATTATTTCTGGAGCAGCAGGTGGCTCTGGTGGAGCTGTATCTTTAAAATTCTTTGGAATATCATCTAACTCACCAACTGCTTAATAGGAGGCTAACATGGCAGGTCGCTCAGATGTCAAAGCCTTTAACGTTAACCAAGGAGATAGCGCTGCTGTCTTAGGGCCAGCTAGGTCTAGAATAAGACAAGTAGTAATATTTGGTAATGCAGCAGGAGTTCTCACCATTAAAGACGGTGATGGTGGTGCTGATCTATTGGTTCAAAGTTTTCCAACAGGCTTACATACATTAAACATACCAGATCAAGGTATACTTGCAGAGAATGGTGCTTACATTCACGGGTTTACTGGTTCTGGTAATAAGTTAACTGTATTCTTATCATAATGGCTGAAAAGAAAAAAAGAGGCTCTATGAAAGGATACACCATCAAAGGTGGTCATAAACGCCCAACAAAATCAGGAGCGGGAATGACTGCCAAAGGTGTTGCTAAATATCGTAGAGAGAACCCCGGATCAAAGCTTAAAACTGCTGTAACTGGTAAAGTTAAAGCAGGCAGTAAAGCTGCGAAAAGGCGTAAATCCTTTTGTGCCAGAAGCGCAGGTCAGATGAAAAAGTTTCCGAAAGCAGCAAAAAATCCAAACAGCAGACTTAGACAGGCCCGCAGAAGGTGGAAGTGTTGATTAGTCGTGCCACAATGAAAACTCAATTAAAGGGTAATAGAATGAAAAAGAAACCTGTTATGAAAAAAAATATGGGAAAGATGTTAGAAACATTATCCCCCGTTTATAGTATTGCAAAAGGAAAAGGTCCAATGAGTCAACTTGCATCAGCGGGTGGCTTAGGCTTAGTTCCTGCAATGGTCGCAAGGCCACAAAGAAAAAAAGCTAAAGCTCGTAAGTCAGCAAGAATGGCCGCTGCATCATCTCAAATGCCTAGTCCATCAGCAGGAATGGGAATGCAAGAAATGAATAAAATGGCAATGGGCGGAAAAGTGAAAAGAAAAAAATCTATAGATGGTATAGCTATGAGAGGCAAAACCAGAGCTGTATAAATCATGCGTAATTATAAAAAAGAATATAAAAATTATCATGGCAAAACAGAACAGAAGAAAAAGAGAGCTTCTAGAAATACAGCAAGAGCTAGAATGATTAAAGCTGGTAAAGTTTCTAAAGGTGACAGTAAAGACGTAACGCATAGAAATGGTAACCCAAAAGATAATAAAAAGAAAAATCTTGGAGTAGCATCTAAGTCTAAGAATAGATCATATGCTAGAACAAGAACAGCAAAGAAAGTAAATAGGAGAGCTTAATGAAAAAGCCAATAAGATTAAAATCAGGTGGATTTATGTCATCAGGAACAGATGCTGGTGATTTAGCAATATTAAGAACTGCTAAAAATATAGATGACGGATCTGGTATGAAGGCAGGTGGCCCTGTAAAGTCTAAGTTGAAAAAAGTTATTAGTGGCTTAAAGAAAGCATCAAAAACTCATGCCGGACAAGCAAAAACTTTAGAAACAATAAAGATGAAAAAGGGTGGTAAAACTAAAAGCAGAGTTAATGAAGCTGGTAATTACACCAAACCCGGACTAAGAAAAAGAATATTTAATAGAATAAAAGCTGGTGGCAAGGGTGGAAGACCCGGTCAGTGGAGTGCTAGAAAGGCTCAAATGATGGCTAAGGCTTACAAAAAAGCAGGCGGAGGTTATAAGAGCTAATGTTAGACCCGGCCTCAATTGGCATAGCCATTACAGCCGCTAATACGGCCTTCAACGCAATCAAACGCGGATTTGCAGCAGGTCGTGAAATTGAGTCTATGGGGAAAGACCTCTCACGCTGGATGGGTGCGGTTTCAGATGTTGAGAATACAGAGAAGTCAG